CAAGCGGAAAAAATCAAACAAGATCATAGCTGTATTGAGCTATCGCCGCTAGAACGGCAGATGATACGAAAGCGGCTCACGAATCAATACGAGCGGCTGAACACGCTATATCATATCGTGGACGCTGATGGAAAGAAAATCCCGTTTCGCATGAACCGCACGCAAAAGCTCCTGTATTTGGCCCTCTGGTACCTGAACGTTGTACTAAAGTCCCGCCAACACGGAATCACCACTCTTGCCTGCCTCCTTTTCCTCGATATCTGCCTTTTCACTCCAAACATTCACGCCGCAATCATTGCCCACAACCGCGAGGACGCAGAGGAGTTTTTTCAGAACAAGGTCAAGTTCGCTTACGACAACCTTCCTGCCTGGTTGAAGGCGCTGGTTAAGGCAGAGCGAAGCTCCACCAAAGCGTTGCGGTTCTCGAACGGGTCTTCGATCCGCGTAACCACCTCCGGTCGATCCGGGACCTATCAACTTCTGCATATCTCCGAGCTTGGGAAGATTGCAGCCCGCTATCCTGAGAAGGCCCGCGAGATCGTCACCGGATCGCTCAACACTGTACATCCCGGCAATTGGGTGATTATTGAGTCCACCGCCGAAGGAAAGAGTGGGGCTTTCTATGAGATTTGTGAGCGCGCCCGCAAGCTGTCCATTGCCCGCCGCAAGCTCACGAAGATGGATTACCGGTTTCATTTCTTCCCCTGGTTCATGAATCCCCTCAACCGCCTCGATGATGACGTGGTGGTCTTGGACTACCAGAAGCGTTACTTCGATGAGCTACGCGCTAAATACGGCATCCATCTCACCCGCGAGCAGATCAATTGGTATGTGCAGAAGTGGAATGAGCAGGGCGAAGATATGAAACGTGAGCATCCTTCCACGCCGGAGGAGGCATTCGAGGCGGCGGTGCGAGGGACGTATTATGCTTCTGCTTTTGCGCGGCTCCGCAAACTTGGCCGGATCACTTCTGTGCCTCATCAGCCTGGCATCCTGGTCGATACCTGGTGGGATATTGGCCTGGATGATACCACGGCCATCTGGTTCACACAGACTGTGGGCCGTGAGATTCACGTCATCAACTACTACGAAAATTCAGGCGAGGGCTTGGAGTTCTACAAGCGCGAAGTCCTGGACCGCTACGGCCAGGAGCATGGGTATATCTATGGCATCCACGGGGCTCCGCATGACATCAGCGTGCGCGAGTGGGGGAATAACGCCAAGACACGGCTTGATGCCGCCCTGGAGCTGGGTATCCGGTTTGAAGTGGCCCCCAGGCTTAGTGTGCAGAGCGGCATTGAGGCGGTGCGCAAGATCCTGAACGTCTGTTGGTTCGACGAGAAAAACTGCACCAAACTTTACAGCGGCCAGAAGGTAGGGCTTCCATCGCTGGAAGCGTACCGGAAGGAGTGGGATGAGCGCACGGAGAGTTACAAGAATCGCCCCCTTCATGATTGGGCGTCTCATGGGGCCGACGCATTTCGCACCATGGCGACACTTCATTCATGGAGCCGTGATACGTCCTATGGGACGTTTGTAGGTCATAGGGAGATTCCGGTTCAGGTGGAACCACCATCAGCAGAGGCATGGACATGACACAGAGCGCATTACCGCTAGAAGACAGGATATTGCAGGCCGCATCCCCGCAGCAGATCGTGACAAAAGAGCGGTTGGAGGCGGAGCGAAAGAAGGCTGAAGAGCAGCAGAACCGCCAACCCCTGACCGCTTTGGCTGCCTATGTGCAGAAGGCTGTGGATGCAGCAGTGAACGCCAAGCAATCTAGCGGTGTGCATGATACCCTCGTCAAATGCCTCAACCAGCGGAAGGGGAAGTATGACGCCGATGTGCTGGCTGAAATCCAGAAGACCAACGGCTCTACGGTCTTTATGAAGCTTACGGGCATGAAGTGCCGGGCCGCTGAAGCATGGATCAAGGACATCATACTCCCAGCAGGAGAGAGGCCGTGGTCGCTTACTCCAAGTGAGGTACCGGAGCTTCCAGACAATATCGAGGAAGAGATCACCAAGACCGTTACCCTTGAGGCTGCCACTGTGATGCGGGCGCAGGGCATTGAGGCCGTGACCCCTGAGCAGGTGGCGCAAAGGCTTCAGGAGATCAGGGAAAATGTGAGGAAAGAGCGTCTGGAGCAGGCAGAGAAGGCCACTGAATTGCTTAGCGCACGGATCGAAGATGAGTTGCAATCCGGCGGGTATTACCAGGCGCTAGAGGATTTCATCATCGACTTTGTGACCTTTCCGGCTGCCTTCCTGAAAGGCCCCATCATCAAGCGAAAGAAAACCCTGGTGTGGCAAGAAGGGCCGGATGGGGCGTGGCGTCCCGTTGTGAGCGAGAAGCTGTTTCGGTGTTACGAGCGTGTATCGCCTTTCGATATGTTTCCCTCTCCTGGGGCGCGATCTGTTCAGGATGGTTACTTGTGCGAGCGGATCAGGTTGCGCCGGCGTCAACTGGTGGAGATGATCGGCAGTCCTGGGTGGAGCGAGCTTGCTATTCGAGGGGTGCTTTACGACTACCAGTACGGCTATTTCCGTGACGACAATAGCATGTTGGTGGGTGACTACCAAAGGGCGCAGGCAGAGGGCAGGCCCCAGGAGTTCAACGATCCTGATCCTCCGCTCACTGGTTGGATCTTCAATGGTCCTATCCGTGGGCGGCTGCTCTTGGATTGGGGTATGAGTCCACAGCAAATCAAAGACCCTCTCATGGACTATGAGGCTGTAGTGGTGCTTTTCGGTAGATGGGTGGTTATGGCCCGACTTAACCCTCATCCCCTTGGCCAGAGGCTTTACTACAGCGCATCGTTTTCCCCCACCAATGACTCTATTTGGGGCGAAGGTGTGCCTCAGCTTATGCGCGACACCCAGAGAGTGTGCAATGCTGCCGCCCGAGCCCTGGTCAACAACGTGGGGATCGCTTCCGGGCCGCAGGTCGAGGCTAATATGGATCGGCTATATGCAGGCCAGGATGTCACCCGTATTTGGCCGTGGAAAATATGGCAGACCAAGGAAAGCCGTATGCCGCACGGCAAACCGGCCATCAACTTCTATCAACCTAACCTGCTCGCTGATGCGCTTTTGGCTGTGTACGAGTATTTCTTCAAGCAGGCCAGCGAGCAATCGGGCATCCCTGCCTATATGTACGGCAACGAGCGGGTAGGTGGAGCGGGCAAGACCGCTTCAGGGCTTTCCATGTTGCTCAACTCGGCCACGAAGACGCTCAAGAACGTGGTTGGATACATAGACCGTAATATCATCCAACCCACGATCAAGGAACACTGGACGCAGATCATGCTCTATGACGAGGACGTGGAAAAATGGGGTGACATTGAGGTTATCGCGCGAGCGAGCGAATACCTGATCGTCCAAGAGCAGCTACAGCTACGCCGGACTGAGTTCTTACAGCAAACCAACAATCCTGTTGACCTTGCCATCATGGGCGAGGAAGGCAGGGCGGAAGTGCTGCGCGAGACAGTGAAAAGCCTCAAGATGCCCACCAAGAAGGTGGTGCCTTCGCGGGAAGAATTATTGCGCAGGAAGCAGTTAGCCGCCAGCATGCCTCCTGCTTCGCCACAGCCCATGCCTCCCGTGTCCCCTCAGAGTGGGGCCATACCGTTTCGGCCAGCGGCTATGGCCCCTGATGGGGGCGCAATGGGCAAAGAGCCGGGAAGGATGATGGGAAATGGATAGGAATTACTTGCCAGAACCGGACAATGAAGCGTGGAAAGCTATCGCGCGGCTACGGAACGACAAGGATTTTCAAAGGTTTGTCGAATACCTGGAAGGCGTGGATAGACAGCTATCACTTGAATCCCTGGACAACTACGATGAAACCATTATTGGGCAACGCAGGGCGCTTGTAAGCCTGCTAAACATATTCGCCGCGTCGCGGCAGATGGCTGAAAAAATCCTCAATTTTGAGAGGGAACAACAAGGGTAGAGGAGGGGAAAGAAATGAGTAGGTATGAAAAGCTAAATGTCAATGAGTTACGGGCAAAGAAGATCATTTTGGACCGTGGCGACAACCTGTCCAAAACCATGGTGCTGGAAGCCCTGAAGGCCACCATCAACTACAACGTGGCTGATCCGTACACCGTGAGTATGGGTATCCTACCGGCAGGGGCAGAGCTTGTGGCAACTATCGTCGATGTGCAGACCGCCTTCAACGCCGGTACTACCAATGTGCTTGTGGTGGGCACTAGCGGTGATGATGACGCTTATGTAGCCGCAGGTGATGTGGATGAGACGAGCGCAGGTGTCACAATAGTGAGTGGTAAGAGCAAGAGCGTAAGCGCGGATACTGAAGTCTTCGTGAAATACACACAGACCGGAACCGCAGCCACCGCAGGAAAGGCCGTTGTAACCATGCTCTATGTGAGACCCAGGAGCTAATCGTTATGGCTGAAGAAATAGTTGACGCTACCAAGGACATGACCCTGGAAGAGATCGGCAAGCGGGACAAGGACAACCTTGGGCTGGTTTACAAGGATTGCCAGGCGTACTTTTTTGACAACCCGCGGGATGCGGGGATGTTCCGCGGCAAGGTCCTGAGCAAAGCCCTTGCGCGCCTTGGGGTTGATCTGGATGGCACGGTCAAGAAGGCCCTTATCCCTGTTTTTAGGCGAATGAGCGATAAGGTGGTGGTTGACCCTGCTACAGACCTTGACCTGCAAATGAAGATGAAGGGCGTAAAGGTAGAGCGGCGTATCTATGAAGAACCTGAAGACGCTATTCGTTCTGGAATTTATGTCTATTACCGCAATGAGATTGCGTACTTCATCTCTGAGCCGTTTGCAGCCCGTACACTGCGCCTTAAACCAGTGTCCCAGGGCGAAAAGGTGGTGGACTTGAGGAGGCCATTTAGGGAGCAGTGGGATCGTTTGGTGGTCTTCACCAACTACCGCGACTCGATCATAGTTGCGTGTCCGGTTGCGGTGGTGTGAAGACGTGAGGGTTTCGGCCTCCTTTACCTCCAGTAGCCCGCTGCAATCTGGACACGATCAACCGTAAGAGGGGTGAAGACAATGGCAAGGCTAACGTACAAACAGCGCGTGAAGATGACCAAAAAGAGCTTTGCGTTTCCAGAGAAGAAGACCAAAAAGAACCCGGCAGGCCGGGGCGCGTATCCCATCAATGATGAGGAACACGCCAGGGCCGCCTTGCGCTATGGCGCACGGTATTTGTCACCGAGCGAGCTTGCGAGACTGAAAAGGAAGATTCATCGCAAGTTCCCGAATATCAAGATTAGCTAACCTTAACAGGGTATGGATCGGAAGACGCCTCGATATTTTTTTTCAAAAGAAAATTCAGGTACTTGAACATATCGCGGCAGCTCCGATCAGCCCACAGACCGCGAACACCCCCGCAAGGGGCTCGCACAAGGAGGGAAAACAATGTCGAGTGTGCCAGCAGCAGTAGAGAAACAGGCAAAGGAAGCAGAGAAACTCCAGAAGGAGCTTGCGGAAGGCAAGAAGAAGCAAAAGAAGGATCAACCCGCTGCCAAGGACCAAAAGGGCCAAGAGCAGCAACAGCCAGCGCCTCCCGCTCAGGCTGAACCGACTCCTCCACCGTCACAACAACAGCCGGTGCAAGGGGAAAAGCCTCCTGAGCAAGGGGAGCCAGTGGATTGGGAGCAGAAGTACAAGGTTCTCAAGGGTAAGTATGACGCAGAAGTGAAGGCGGATGTTAGCGAGTTGCGCGAAAGGCTTTCCGCATTGGAGGCCCAAAACGCTGACTTGCAGCAGAAGCTAATGGAGGCCGCCTCCACCATTGCGACGCTCAACCAGCTTATCGCCAATGGTGCAACAGGGCAAACGATTGGCGACATGCAGCAACAGGACGTTGCAGGGGCGGCCGATCAGCAGCCTTCACAAACCGGAGCGTCAACAGAGCAAGGTCTCCAACCACTTAACGAAGAGGATTACGAGCCTTATGGCGAAGAGATGGTTGGGCTCGTGCGTAAGTTCAATGCCTTGATTGCAGAGAACCAGCGTCTTCGGGAGGTAGTTGCCAGCTTGTACCAGGGCCAGAAGCAGACTGCCGAAGAAAGGTTCTGGAACAGGTTAGCAGAACAAGTCCCTGATTGGGAATCTCTCAATAACGATCCCGGCTTCCTGCGTTGGCTTGGGGAAGTTGATATGGCTTCGGGCCAAACCCGCAAGCAGTTGCTAGATAACCACTTCTACAACATGAATCCTGATGGAGTGGCCTACTTCTTTAACGCCTACAAGCAACAAGCTGGTCTTTCGGCAGCTCCACAACAGCAACAAACACCTCAGCAACAGCAGTCACAGGCTTCTGCCGGTGCTGGCCTAGAGTCTCAGGTCATGCCCGATGCGGCCGGTGCTGCGCCTCCGCCTCCTGCTCCAGGTGAAGTGACAATCACCAGGGAGCAAATGGCAAAGGCGGCTGAGGACTACACCAAAGGAAAGATAACTGAAGATGAGTTTCAGAAAATTTCAGACGCCTTTCAGAGGAGCTTGGCGAAAGCCTTCAATTTGCAGCAAGGGTAAGGCCACAGACCTTCCTTGCTGTGCGGCTATCGCTGCCCCTGTAGGTGTCGGATAGCAAGGAGGGTTAAACAATGATTAACGCAGCTAGTGGAACCCCGCAATACAGCGGTAACTTTATACCTGAGATATGGAGCGGCAAGCTACTGGTTAAGTTTTACTCGGCCACCGTACTTGCTGCCATTTCTAACACCGACTACGAAGGCGAGATCAAGGATAAGGGCGACAAGGTATGGATCAGGACCGTGCCCGACATAGTGATTCGGGACTACAACAAGAACCAGTCCCTCGTGATCCAGAGGCCGGAGTCCCCCAAGACCGAGTTGCCCATAGATCACGCCAAGTATTTCAACTTCATCTGCGACGACATCGACAAGCACCAGACCGACCTCAAGTTGATGGACGCCTGGGCGGACGATGCCGGCCAACAGATGAAGATCACCATAGACACCGGCATCCTCGCCGACATCTACGCCGACGCTGATTCCAACAATAAGGGAACAAGCGCCGGTAAGAAAAGCAGCGACATCAATCTTGGTACTACTGGCTCTCCGCTGGTAGTCACCACAGCCAACATCCTCGACATCATCGTGGATAACGGTACGGTGCTGGATGAAAACGACGCTCCTGAGACCGACCGTTGGGGCGTAATACCCGCCTGGTTTGCCGGCAAGATCAAGAAGTCCGACCTCAAGGACGCCTCCCTTGCCGGTGACGGCACCTCCATACTCCGCAATGGCAGGATCGGGATGATCGACCGTTTCACCCTTTACTCCTCGAACCTGCTCACCTCCGTGTCTGACAGCGGCTACACATGCTGGCACGCCATGTTCGGTCAAAGGCACGCACTGAGCTTTGCAGCGCAGATGACCAAGATGGAATCGCTTCGCTCTGAGGCGACCTTCGGAACGCTGGTACGTGGCCTCAATGTGTACGGCTACAAGGTGCTGAAAGGCCAGGCAATGACTGATTGCTACATCACCAAGGGATAACCCTGGAAGCGGTCGGGGGCTTCGGCCCTCGACCAAACAAAACTAGCAGAGAGGAGGATTAACAAATGGCTAATTATATGTTTTGGGGCGATGGGTATGCGATTCCCTTCGATTCCCCCGGCATGGTTATACCAAGACGCAGGTTGGACATACCCGACCTGATTTCCAATGGAGGGCTTGCTCTTACCAACAATCCCACTGAAAAGACCAGTCTCCCCAGCACCGGCTTTGCAGCCAGTGACACCCTCGACATCTTCAGGTTGCCCAAGGGCACCCTGGTCAAGAGAGTGTGTTGCCGACTGGTACAGGCTGAAGGCGCTACTTGCACTATTGACGTGGGTATTACCGGTGCAGACACAGACGGCTTCCTGGATGGCTCCGACATGAATGGCACTGCGGGAACCGTTTACTACACCACAGATGCCCTCGGCTACGGCACTGATAATGCCCTTGGCTACTTCTTCAGCGATGACGGTGCAGTAACAATTCTCTTTAACAACGCGAATACCAACAACTTCATCGCCGACTTCTGGCTGGAGTGCTACTTCGCGGCAGACCTGGGAGCATAGCCCCGGCAAACTCGTGGCCTCTGCCTTTGAATGCGGCAGGGGCCACTTAACAATCTTGAAAGGAGGACAATACAATGACACCGAGATACTTGAGACAGTTGGGAAGCGGACATATTTACGTTTACACCCCTGAGCTTGCAGCCAGGAAGGACATGGTTCCGCTAGAGATCGACACCGCCAAGCGGCGCATAGACGCGATGAAAAAGGCCATAGAAGAGAAAAAGGCCCGTATTGCCGCGCTAAAGGAAAACGCAACATTGGGCAATGATATGGCTAATGAAGCCAAAGAAGTTGCCGCAAAGCTGGCAGAGCTTGAAAAACAGATGGAAGAACTTGACAAGACAGAGCAGCGGCTTATGGAGGGTAACTTTGCAGAGGAAGAAGAGCTTACGCCACAGGCAAAGCTAGAGACCGAGGACGACATATTGAGCGCGCAACGCAAGCAACGAATAGATCAAGATCCTCAAATTCAAGAAATTCGCGCGATGACAAATAAAAATCAGGTTGAGGAATACATGCTAAGAGAATACGGCATTGAGATTAACCGCCGTAAGACCATGGCAGAGCTAAAAGCCGAAGCAGAGGAAGCGAGGATACAGAGGATTTTTGAAAACGAGGAGTAATGCCTCATGGCAAACGTAACCCTGAAATATATTATCGACCTGGTGGCCGGGCAATTGCAGGACGCCGACAATGATGCCTGGGACGAGCAGGAGCTTGTCAACTGGGCGAATATCGGTTGTAGGCAGATCGTGTCATTTGTTCCGGCTGCCAATATCGTGGTTAGCTCACTAAAGCTGGCCCCGGGATCATTGCAGCGGCTTGGCGTAAAAGGGGTTGCGGTTATGGACGTTATTCGCAATATGGGAACCGACGGTGAGACCCCTGGCCCCGCTATCACCCGCACTAGCCTTGAGCTTTTAAGCGCCTATCTTACCTCCTGGCCTGAGACAAGCCAGAACTCTGAGATTGCCAACTTCGCCACAGACCCAAGGATGCCGACGGTCTTCTATGTCTATCCGCCAGCAGACGGTACGACTTATATTGAGGTGGCCCGTTCCGAGGTTCCAGACGCAATTATTTGGGATGCAAACGGAAATTGGGAGACCGCTGTTGTCGGCATCTCTAATGAGTATGTTGGGGCGTTGATAGACTATATCCTTTTCAGGGCTTTCAGCAAAGACGCTGATTACCCGGGCAATGAACAACGGGCTTTGAAGCATCTTAAGGCATATTTGCAAGCGCTTGGAATTGCAGCAGAAGCAGAACAGCAGGGAGGATCACAAAATGGCTAACACAAGAATGCAGGCAGAGCAAGAAGAAAACCGGCGAAAAGAAAAGGCAGAGAATCCCTACTCTGTTTTTGGCGCAGCAAACAAAGCTGTAAAACGCAGATACGCAATGTACAGACAAATGGTAGAAACCTCTGGCGGCAAGAACGTGCCATTGTCTTTCGAGCAGTGGAAAGCCGCTGGTATGCCTACGGAGTAATAGATCATGACTGTGGCATTATCATCATGGCGGCCTTTTATCCAAATGCCGATGGTCCCGTTGCCTGCCATTGAGCAGGCTGTTTTGGATGCAGCCATAAGGTTCTGTGAAGGCTCGCACATATGGAAGCATACCCTCGACCGCATCAATGTGGTGGGGGATCAGGCTGGCTACAGCCTGTCTCTTTCTACGGCTATGGCCGCTTATGCAAGGATAATCGGCGT